ACGCCGAACTTTGATTCTACCTTATCTTTACTTAATCACTTCTTCCAATGACCTACACCTACACCTGGGCTGACGCGGAGCAAACCACAATCAAGCGTGAGTGTGCAAAGGGCACCTGTGCCTTCATCCCCGTTGACCCCGCCAATCGTGACTACGCAGAATTTCTAAGGGCTAACGTCACCCCCTTCGGTTACGTTGCTCCTCCAGCTCCTCCTGAGCCTACCCCTGAGGAAAAACTAGAAGCCGCTGGGTTGACTGTTGATGAACTTAAAACTCTGCTGGGATTATGAGCTTCATTCTTGATGCAGTGAAGTATCATGCTGATGAGCCCCATCAGATTCGCGCCTGGGAGGCCTTATGGGCTTCCCTGGACGATTCCACCAAAGAGACCTTTAAGGCCTCTTACAGGGGCTCACAGGCCTCGGAGAAGAGCAATCCTCTTCAGGTCAAGTACTTCTATCAAAACGACAACAAGAGCGGAACCGGTTACCGGGAATGCTATAGCTCATCCTGTGCAATGCTTGCTGCTTACTATGGCAAGGTTGGATCGGATGATGAATACAATACTATCAGAGCACGTTTCGGAGACACCACCATTACTTCTGCTCAGATCCAAGCTCTCCAGTCTTTGGGCCTACGTGCTACATTCAAGACTGATGGAACTGCTGAGCAACTGAAGCATGAGGTTGACAAAGGACGGCCTGTTGCTGTTGGTTGGCTCCACCAAGGGCCCGTGACTGCCCCCTATGGGGGCGGCCACTGGTCAGTGGTTGTGGGCTATACCGATAAAGGTTTCATCCTCCATGATCCTAATGGTGAGGCATCCCTCGTCAATGGCGGGTATGTCAACCATGGAGGTGGAGAGTTTGTCCAATACAGTTACAAGAACTGGCTACCCCGGTGGGAGGTCGATGGACCTGGATCCGGCTGGTATGTCACCTGTTCTTCTGATTAACACCCCGCATGTATGGCCAACTGTCATTTAATTAAAGGGGACTGTATGCCAGAGTACTTAATAGGGACAATACTTGCTGCTCTCCTTGCTGCTGGTACTGGTATCGTTGGCAAGGTGTTTGCCTTAGACGGAAGGATAGACAAACTGGAAGTGAAGATTGCAGAGAACTATGTCACCAAAGCTGACCTACTCCGCTTTGAGGATAAGTTAGACGCAATACTCATGGCTAGCAGTAAAGTTATTGCCAGTAGAACCACACAAGACGACCAACCTGGTATTGTCGGACCATTTACTAACAAGAATTATCATGATTGAAGTCCTCGGAATCAAACTGACCTATGAAGGTCTTGCCTTTTTGGTAGCCTTTGTGGCATCTGAAGTTATTGGTACTTCACGCCTCAAGGAGAACTCTGTCGCCCAACTCGTTAAGTCCCTGATTGACACTCTGAAGCCTAGCCGCACAGAGGACGAGAAGGTGACTGAAGTTAAGAAAGCTGCTGAACTCCTGGCCCAAACTCTCCGCCAGCTGGGAGAGTGATATGGCTAAGCGAGCATCTGAAGATGCATTCGAGGAGCTCCACGCCATCCTGACTAAGGAGATCACAGCTAGGATCAAGTCTGGAGAGGCCACCACAGCCGACCTCCGGGCCGCCATTGATTGGCTTAAGGCCAACGACATCACTGGCGTAGCTGTTGCTGGTAGCCCCCTTGCGGGGCTGTTGGGGACCATCCCTGAGCTGGACTTTGAAGACGTTCAGAGAGCACTCTAATGAAAAACAAACATACGGGCCACCGAGGTAGCTCCGCCTCCTCCAAGGCCTACAAGAAGAGCCCCTCATCTGCTGCTAAGAAGAGGGCTTATGACCGTGCCTATTCCAAGAAGAAGTACGGGTCACAGGCAGGTGATACTGCCAAGAAACAACAACACAACAAGGACTCCGCTGAGCGGTGGAAGGCCCGTAAGAAGGCTGGCATCGCTGGTAAAGGCGGACCTGATATGAGTCACACTAAGTCTGGTCGTATGGTCAAGGAGGGCCGTACAAAGAACAGAGGCCGTAACGGTAAGAACGGTCGCTCCACCAAGAAGTAAACCCCTAGTCTGACATCAATGAGCCAATGGAAACTCCCCGAAGCCTCATGCATGATCTACTCACCTTCCGCGCTTCAGATGCTAAGCGGATGTGGAGAGATAACATTATGGCTCGGGACGGCTGGCAATGTACCTATTGCGGCTCAGAAGACAACCTAACTCTAGACCACATTGTCCCACGTTGCAAGGGAGGAGCCCGCTGGGACAGTGATAACGTCACAACATGCTGTCGCTCTTGTAACCAAGCTAAGGGATCCATGTCCTTGGCTGACTTCACTACTTTTGTTTTGGCGAGTTAAAGTCCACCAAACCACTAAACCATGAATTACATGAGCTAAATCATACCAGCAACTAATACAGAACTAGAGGCTGATCTACTTCTGGTCCAACATATTTTAGAAGGCGTTCAGCACCGCCTTACACATCTTGAGGCACGGCTGCCTATCAGCCATGCTGGTTTTAGTGTTGTGACCATCCCTGGTCCAACTGAGACTGAATACCACGTCAACATGATTGATAGGTTTGGGGTGCCTGTTCAGGTGACCTTCAAGCTGCCCAATACCACTCCTTCTACTTGAACTGAACATGGCTACTTATCCTAAACAGCTACAACTTATTGACTCCCCCTCCTCTATCCGTGGGGGCACCTACGGTCTTGGCAGCAGTACTGTCTACTCCAATGGGTTCACTCCTCCTGGTGATGTGACAGTTAACGACCTGTTGGCTGTAATCCAAGATACCCTGTATGGTATTGATCTGAGTGGTGCTACCAACGAGAAGCGGACCCGTGATCGTTATCGCCATTTTGACACCTCCTTCGGTGATACTGTGGTCTACCCCGGTGGGGTGGCTGTGACCTCCGATCAGGCCGCCAACGAGATGATTGATATCATGCGTGTCCTCTGGGACATCGACCGTGCTGTCACTAACAACAGCATCGGCTACGCTACTTCTGTAGACAACTCCTGATTTCATGGGGGTCCTATGGCCCCCTCTCACATTTAATTTTATGGGTTATTTTACAGTTATACCAACCGACAACATAAAACAGATCTTCGGCACCCTAACCAGCGACAAGATCACCGAGATGTCCGGTGGTAAGATCCCCAAGATGACCCCTGAACAGGCAGCAGGCCTTATGGGCTCCTGGGTGGTCGAGACCGGCAAGCCAGGACTCCAAGGGCTGGACGTGGTGGAGAGAGGTAATAACAATGCAGGCAGAGGCCTGTCCCAGTACTCCCACTCCAGACGACCAGGCTACGATGCTGCTAGGGCTGAAGCTATCTCCCAGGGTATCGACCCCAACTCAGCTCAGTTCCAGATGCAGTACTTTGCTAATGAGTATAAGGGTGCCTATGATCCAGCCCCAGGTAGGAGCCTGATTGGTTGGACCAAGGTGTTCGAGAACGCTCCAAAGGACATGACCCCTGCTCAGGCCTCTAGGTACTACACGGGGTCAGCTCAATCGGGTACCGGCTACTTCCGTCCGTCCACACCTCATTATGACCAGCGGGCCAACGCTGCTGATCAGATCTACAAGATGTACGGAGCAGGAAAGCTCTCTACGGCCCCTGAGAGCCCCCCTAACCCCTATCCGAGCCACGTTCAGGGTATTCCTACCACAGCAGTCACAAAGCCCGTTACAGAGCCTTCTGGAGGGGGTAACACTTTCTTTGGCATCCCATTACCTTTCTAAGATATGACAGTAGACACTACGATCTTTCCAAGGATCAACTTCATCAAAACATTCGGCGATCGTCTGGTTCAGCGTATTGCTAACGGACGTGTGGCTATGTTCTTCCAGAGAGTCTTTGCTCTTTCTGGTCCCACAGCTGTGACTATTGAAGAGGATAACACAGCAGTTGCTACCTACTATGCTAACCGTCCAGTTCAGACCTGGTCACTGACGGGGGCTGATGCAGCTTTATTCACACTCACAACTGGGTTGGTTACATTCAATTCCCCAGCAGTTATTGGCAGTTACACCTATACAGTCAACGCCACAGACTCTGAAGCTAACACAGAATCCATCACCACAGTAGTCACAGTTACGGCTGACTCGACTGCCCCTGTGATCTCTGGCAACTCCTCTGTCAGTATAAATGAGGGTGATACAGCCATTGGAACCTATACAGCCAATGAGCCCGTTACGTGGAGCCTATCTGGCACTGATGCTGCTAGCTTCGCGATTACATCAGGTGGAGTGGTTACATTCACTGGTGGGGGTGTCTTTGGTTCCTACAGCTTTAATGTCGTTGGTACTGATGGTAGATCCAATGTAGGTACCCGTGCTGTAACTGTTACTGTCAACGATGTCACTCCAGCTATCATCACTGGTAATGCTACCCCATCTACCGACATTGGCTCTGTAGTTGTGGCCAGCTATACGGCTAATGAGACCGTTACGTGGAGTCTATCTGGTACTGACGCTGGTCTGTTCAGCATCTCTACTGGTGGTGTCGTAACCTATAACACCGCTCCCACGGTGGTAGGTACAACTAGCTTCAATGTGGTTGCTACTGACCAAGGCTCGAACGTCACTGTATTCCCTGTGTCTGGTTCTGTAGTAGAGGTTGGTGGTGCTGCATTAGACCTCAACTTTGCTGTTAATAAGACGTTGGTGGATGACGTCAGCGGCAATAACCTAATCACCTTCACACGGGCTTCGACTGGTACGTATGTTGATAGCAACGGTGTTATCCAAACTGCTGCTATTGATACACCACGATTTGACCATGACCCAACGAC